AAGCCAGCCGGGACGGTGAACGCGCCGATGGAGCCGCCGGATACGTTGTCGGCAGCGGTGACGACGACGCGCCGACCGAATGTCTTGTTGGTGCGACTAAAGCCCTGATTGCCGGTACTCGGCTGGACCCAGTCCTTACGATAGACCATGCGATTTCTCCTGACATGGTTTGTGCAGCTTCAGCCTGAACACGAAAAAAGAGGCAGAGCGTTGGGCGCTCTGCCTCAGGGGGACGTTCGTTACGGGTTGGCCGGGGCTGCGACGAAGCCGGTTGCCATTCCCCAATCGACGAGGTTGCCAGCAGGCGGTGGCACCGCAGTGATAAGCGGAGCCTTGGCGATCTTGGCGACGCCGTACTGCGCCTCGATGCCCATGCCGGTGACGAAGTCGTAGTCGCCGTCCTCAAGCTGGGTCGGACGCGGCATCTGGCCAACTGCGTAGGCCAGTGCGCCTTGTCCCAGCATGAAATACGGCTCGACGTCGGCAGACCCCGAACCCGCCGCGACCAGCAGCAGCCGCTGCGTGATCTCGGGCATTTCGAGGTAGTAGATGCCGTCGTAGACCAGCCCGCCGCCCGTGAAGATCGGGTTGTTGTTGGTCGGCGAACTCTCGCGCTCGCGAGCATCCCGGTTGGCTTGGTACATCACCGGATCGGCCTTCAGATCGCGCATCGCGCGTGATCCGAGCAGGCAGAGGTAGAACTCCTGATCCGTCTTCTTCAGTTGGTACGGCGTGATCTTGGGCCGACCGTTGTAGATGCCGGGGTTGGACGGCGTCACGCCGGTCTGCTGACACAACTGCTTCAGCGTCGAGCCGACCGCCGCCGACATCTTGTCGGTCGGTGTATCGACGTTGCCAATGGCAGTCGTCCACGACAGCACGGTGTTGGTCGCCACCGTGTAGCTGTTGGCAATCGCAACACCGAACAGGACGCGGTCGAAGTTTCCCTTCAGCCAGTTGTCCTTGTCGCCGGACGCCGCCGCCGACCAGCGCATGCCGTTGACGCGGTTGCCCGGTGCCGTGAGACGACCCGGCTGGATCGTCGCGGTCGGGATCGTCAACAGCGCGTCGATCAGATCGTCGCGCACGATGCGCCGCGACCAGCCGCGCAGCAAGCTGCGAGCCGTCGAGCGTACCGAGAACGAACTCTCCTTGTCGGAGGCGCGGTTGTTGGCGACGGCGTTACGTGCCCAGTCCGCCCAGACCGGCATGCCGTAGCTGTCGATCTGCTCTTCTGCGCCGCGCAGCGTACCGGCACCGACACCGGCTCCGGTCAGTTGCGTGACGAGCGGGATGCGGATTTCCTTGCCGTCTGCGGCAAGGTCCTTCATCCGCACGATGGGGTAGGTGCTGTCCGGCCCCATGTAGGGGTCGAACCGCGAGGCGCGGAGGAAATCAGTCGCCGCGTCTTTGCGGAATTTGATGACCTCGTTATTTTGGTGGTTGATAGTGAGGGCCATAGGCCAGTCCTTTCAGACCAGCCGACCGGCACATCAGCCAATAAAAAAACCGCCGTGAGGCGGTTCGATCATTCGCAACGTGACGCGGTCGTCAGGTCGTTGTGGTTTCCCAGAGCGCGTCGTCAGACAAGTCCTGCTGAGACGCCCTCAATGCAGCGTTGGAACGGCTGACGCCGTTCAGCGACGGAGCAAGCTGAATGTTGGGACGACCGTTGGTCTGAGAAGGAGCGCCGTCTCGCCATGCTTCCATGGCGGTCTTGCGAAACTCCGGGTCTTCGAGGAGCGCCTTGCGGTTCTCTTCGATGATCCGCTTTTTGTACGCAGCGGGATCGTTGCCGACCTCGGCGCGGACTTTGAGTTCGCGATACCACGCGATGAGCGTCTCGCCGCAATCGGACGACCGCTGCATGCGGGCCTGCAACGCAGGGTCCACAAGCTGCTTCGCCGCATTGTAGGCTTGATCAAACTCCTCGCCATAGACTTTGCGAGCCGACTGAAGGCTGAACTCACGACGTTCAGCGACGAGGCGGTCCTCGAACCGCCTCTCGATGTAGTCCTGATAGCCCTTCGGATCGAGCAGTGGATCGGGGACGTCCGGCTGCGGCGCGGCAGGCTTCTCCGACGCCGTGAGGCGGCGCTGAAACTCCTGACGCTCGAAGTCGATCCGGTCCCGCTCCCGCCGTGCCGCATCACGTTCGGCTCGAATGGCGTCGCGTTCGGCTTCCACCGCCCGCTTCTCCTTGTCGAGGCCACGAATGCGGCTGCGCGGCACCATCTCCGTCTCGTCGTCAGCCGGTGATCCTTCGATCCCAGCATCAGGCTTGGCGGCAACGGTGTCGGGCTTTAGCGGCTGCTCAGTCTGCTGCGCGACAGGCGCGGGTTCGGGAGGCGGTGGAGGCGGTGGTGATGTCGCCTGCTCCGCTGATCCGTCTACTGCGGTGTCGAACAGTGCGTCTTCAGTTGGCACCTCGTTCTCAGGGGTCATTGTCGTCCTCGTTTCTCGCGTCTCGTGCGAGCGCCGGTAGTTGCCCTCTCTCGCTCAGGCTTGCGATGCCACTATCTCGTCAGTGGCCAACGAACGGTTCAGACCGGCTCAAAGTTGTCGGCGAAGTACTGCGCCGCAACGAGCCACTGGTCCGCGTGGTTCTTCGGATTGCGAGCGATCATGTCGCCAGCCTTCGGCGAGCCGGTCGCCTTATCGACCACCGCGATGCTGACGTTGATCAACTCCTCGCCCTCGACGTAGGGGCGCAGTTCAGCAATCTGCTTGCGGCGGTATTTGACAAAATCGCTCATGACACGCCGGTTGCCAGCGTCTCCTCGGCGTGAGCCATCTGCTGCTCATGCGCGTCGGCGGCGATCTTCATGTCGGCCTGCGCCCTGATGTGCGCGATGGCGATGTCGGAGGCGGCGCGGATGCGCTCGATCATCGCTTCGTTCTGCGCCGTCATGCGGTCGAGCATCGCCTTGTGCGACGCCTCGGCCTGCCGCGCCTGTGCATCGAGTTGCTGTTGGCGCATCTGGTTCTGGGCGTCGCGGTCGGCCTCCTGCTGGCGCATCATCGCTTCGTGCTGCGCGGTTGCAGCATCGCGCTGCGCGTCGGCGGTGGCGGTCTGCTGATCGAGCGCAGCCTTGGCTTGCACTGCCGCCATACGTGGATCGGGCGGCGGCGGCTTGTTCTGCTGCGCCTGTATCTTGTCCATCATTGGCTTCTTGACGGATGCTGGCAGCGGCGACAGTTCGATGGCGATCTCGGGGAATTGCTGCAGGAACTGCGGGCCGAGCGACTGCAACACCATCATGCTGTCGCCCTGCATGTTCACCGTGTCGGGTGCCTCGTCGATGATGATGTCAACGTCGAGTTCGCCGACCGCGTTGACGATCTGCGGGCGACCGTACTGATCGAGTTGCAGCTTGTTGATCTTGAAGAACTGCGCGACGTTCATGTCGTCGGTGACACGTATCCAGCGTTCGGCGGTCCAGTGCCGCTGCACGATGTTCCAGATGTCGCGATAGACCCGCAGCTTCCAGTTCTTGTAGGCAGTCAGATACGGGCCGAGTTCGGCGATGCCCGCCTGCTGCAGCAGTTGGATGGCGCGACCGCTGCTGTCTTCGAGGCCCTGCCCGATCAGCGCCGGGTTCGGCCCGAAATTCTCGATCTCGTTCTTGGCCTCCTGCAACAGTTCAAGCTGGCCCTTGAAATCGTTCTGCGTCGATTGGTCAGGCTCCATCTTGAGGCCGGGGTTGATCTCGACCCAGCCGTCAGCCTTGGCCCACTCCCTGCGCGAGCGTTCGATGTCATCGACCGCGCCCTTCTCCGAGATCACCTTGCGGCTGTTCAGCAGATGCAGCGACTTGCTGCGGCGGTGGTTGATCTCGTCCTGCGGCGATTTCAGATTGCGGATCGGGCCGTAGCGGTCGCCGTCGTGATCGACGTAGGCCGAGAACATCCGGTAGCGCGGGAACGTCTTGCCCTGCTCATCGACGAACGGGCTGACGCCCTGCATCAGCATCAGGTTGCCTGCGTACAGGCACCAGCACCACTTGCCTTCCCAGATGTACCAGTGATCGACCAGCCGGATTTTCTTGGCTGTCGTGTTGACCCAGTTCTTCTCACGATCCTGCTCGCCGACCGTCATGGTGTCGGACGCCGTCTCGGCGAGGTTCTCGATCTCCTCGTCGCGACCGGGGACGATCTCCTTCACCTGATCGGCATCGCACCACTTGGCGACGCCCATGAAGCGGCAATCGGTGAAGCCTTCGTCGTAGGAGCGCGGATCGTAGAAGAAGCCATCACCGTAGGTGATGTGCATCTGCAGCGTCGGGTCGCCGGTATCGGCGGTGACGAGGTCGTACTCAAGCCCGGAAATTCCGTCGATGGCTCCAGCGCGGGCAATGCGTGACGACTTGCTGGCCCAGTCGTTGTTGTCCAGCACGAACCGCAGAACGGCGGTCGCAACCTCCGCGCCTTGATCGTGCTTTGGAGTGCGGGGGAAGGCCTTGGGGTCTTGTCTGAGCCGCTCGACGAGGCCGACAACCGCATCGATCTTGCGGACAATGCGGTTCGACGTGACGACCGGCTGCTTGCGGTCCCGCAGCGTTCGGATTTCTTCGGCGGTCCACTGATCGCCGTGGTAGTAGTGCCGCGCGTCCAGCATCTCGCGGCCTTCGGCGTCCTTGGCCGACGCAAAATCCTGAAACTGTTTCTTCAGTGTCGCGACGTCGGCGTAGGTCTGCTCGTCTTGGTCGTTGTCGTTGTCTTTGGGTGGGATGCGAGCGAGCGCCGTGCCGGTCGCAGCCGCCGCTGCGCCGCCACCGAGCAAGCCAAGTACATCCCGCCGCCTCATCTCTGGCGGCGGCTGGTACTGAACACCTTCGGGCATGGTCAGATTTCTGTTCGGGGCGAGCCGTCAGCTTCGCGGGTGATCGCGACGTTCACCCACATCGCGATCTCGCGAACGCGGCGCAGGATGTAGGTCTTGTCGGGACCGTCAGGCAGCAACTCGTCGAGTTGACGCGCGTAGTTCTTCGACGCCTCTCGCGCCTGCGTCATGGTGGTGATCTGCTCGTCGGTCGGCTTGAGATAATCGAACGTCGAGGGATGCAGTGCCCAATCACGCATGGCTATCGTCCTCGCTTGGTGCCGCGAATGCCGCCGCGCCTGCTGCCGGGTTTACCTTTGTACCAACCGTAGTCGCGCTTGCTTGGCGGCACCGTGCTGGTCGTCGGCGTTGTCGTGGTTGTCGGCGCGGTCATGCGATCCACTCCTCGTCTTCAGCCGCCGTGGGCGGCGGCTGAAGCACGTCGGCTGCGCCCATGTGGATGTAGGCGTTGTCGCGCAGCGCCTCGCCGCCATTGATGGTGGCCTGCGTGAAAGTCTTGCCGACCGAGAACGGCACCAGCCACTGCTTGTCCGGTGACCAGATTTTGATCCGCAGCACGACGTCGTCGGGGATCAAGTACAGGATGCCCCACAACGGAACGCACAGCATCGAGGCAACATCGACCGCCCGCAGCACCTTACTCAGCGTCACCAGCCAAGTGTTATTGAACTCGCCGCGAAGCTGCGCCTCGGTCATCTCGCGGCATTTCGTTTCAGCTACAGCAGCGATGATGTCGTCACGAAGGATTATCGCATCGACCACCGCTGCACTCTTCGGCGGCGTCTTCAGATATTCGCAATCCCAATGCGACTTGATGATGCTCGCGGCGCGGCGCTCATGCGCCAGCGACCGCTGACCGAGCGGCGTGTTGATGTCGAGGACGATGCCCATTGATCACCACGTCTTGAAACTCTCGCCGTTGCTCTGCTTGGCGGGCTTGTAGCCCTTGAACACCGGCACCGTTTCCTCGGCGGGCTTCTGCTTCAGCCCCGCCGTCATCTTGTCGAGTAGTTGGCCGACGAGGCCGATGGCATCGACGCAGTCGTCGTGCTTACCAGCCGGGAAGCTGAGCAACTCCGAACGGAAGGCCGGATACCACGGCGCATTGACTGGGACGTACAAGCCATCGAGCGCCATCCGACCACGCATCGACTGCGCCCTGATCGATTTGTCGCCACGTGTCGGAAACTGCTCCCTGAACACGAATGCACTGCGCTCGCGCTGCCGCCTCGTCAGAAACGGCCCGACGCCGGACTTGATCTGACCCTGCTCCTCGGCCCATCCGACTGGCTTCCATTCCTTGACCAGATCGCAGAACGCCTCGACCCACTCGTCGCTCGCCGCCTGCTTGCGCCACAGGTCGAGCAGATACATCCGGTCTTCCGGATCGATGCCGACGACGGCATGCACCGTGTAGTCGCCGCCGTCCTCGGTCACCGCGTAGTCACTGCCGCCATAGACGCGCAGCGTTTTCAGATCGGGCGTGTGCGTGTAGGGCCGCAGCCACTCGACCTTGAAGAAATCGCCTTCCTCTGGCGCGGGCCGCTGCTGATAGAGCGCCGACCACGTTCGTGCTGGCGTGTTCTTTTGCAGTTCACGAAGCTGATCGCCGTAGCCGTAGTCGTCGTCCCACAGCGGCTGACCAATCTTGCGCTTGAGTGGATCGTTGGCCTCGGCCATTGCTGGCAGCGAGATCACGCGCCAGTCGTCGTGCTGTAACGCTCGACCAGCGAGATCGTCTTCGTGCCACCGCGTCTGGATCAGGACTTGACCCGCGTGAGGTACCAGACGAGGACGAAAATCGTTGAGGTACCAATCCCAAATGCGATCCCGAATAAGGTCGCTATCTGCGTCTTGTCGGCTGCGGATGGGGTCATCAATAATGCCGAACTTAGCCCTGAACCCAGCGATACCAGTGCCAACACCAGCAGCATAATACTCAGCGCCATTGCTGAGCGACCATCGTCCAGCCGCTTGGCTATCATCAGCGAGAGCAACACGAAGGACGAGATGGTGATCAACAACAAGATTGCGGACACGTCGGCCCCACTTTTCCGCAAGTTCAATCGTGTGGCTCGCCGCCAGCACGTTCGCGGCTTGCCGCTGCACCAGCCACGCCGGAAACAAGATGCTGGCGTAGGTACTCTTCGCTGATCCCGGCGGCATGAACACCGCGAGGCGTGGCGTGTCGCCGCGCTCAACAGCTTCCAGTGCCTCGATCAGCAATCGATGATGTGGCGCTGGCTCATAGCCGCAGAACCGCGACCAGCTAGTGAGACTTTCCCGAACCGCGCGTCTCTTCTGGATCG